GTTCTATTGTATTTTTTTCGTTGAATTTATATTCTTCTTCCACTATTCTCTCCATTCTTTAGGTAAACTCTCGGTGCTATACCACCTGAATCCATTCTTTGATGCCCATTCAGCGTGGCTTCTCTTTGTTCCATCTCTTCTCATCTTTGCATTAGGCATGGGTGCAGAAGGATTAGAGAATAAAAAGACTAGCTCACAATCATCTGGTAGTATCTCTTTAATCCATTTGTACTTGTTGTACTCTGCATAATCCCAAAACCTTCCTTTAGCCTCTAAGTATATTATCTTATCATCAAGTACTCTAATAAAATCTGGATGATACTTGTGTGGTATCGAATACTCTATGATTCCATTGTGGTGTTCCCAATTCTTTAGTTCTTCTTGATGTAGATCATACTCCCATTTAGAATCGTATCCTTTAGGTAATCCTTTTTCTATTGGTCTTTTCTTTCTTGGTTTTCTTTTCATATCAATGTACAGTATCCTCTCCTTTAGGAGGTCTTATATCGTTTTCTCTTATGATTAGTTCTGCTTTGATTAACTCTTCTAATCTTATTAATAGGATCTCGTCAAGCTCTTCTATCTCTGCTCCTGAGAATAACACACCACCTATTGATATTAAAAGTTCGTCTAGTTCTATTTTGTTTAAATCTAAAGTAAGCATACTTCCTTCTTTTTCTTTACCCATAAAAATCATAACCACTTGTGTTTGCTTTCTGTTCGTTGTCCAAGTCTTGTTTTAGTCTTTCAAAAGTTAGTTCAGGATTCCTTTTAACTCTTTTGTAAATCCATTTTAAAGAGTACGCACTCAACATAAACTTTCTATTCAAATAAACATGAGTCTGTTCTGATAAATATTCTTCTAAATTATTTATGTTGATTTGTTTAGAATCTTCTTCATCAGGAATAATACTGCGCAACCATTCAACCAGTATTTGTCTACCTATTCTCCTTACTTCTTTAGCTCTTTTGCCATTCATTTGTTATCTCTTGTACTCTTGGTTCTTTAACTACTGTCGTAAAAAATGCTAGATTTTTAGCGTACTTAAACACTCTCAAACCTTCTCCGTTGTTTGAGTCTTTATGGCAAGTGAGTTTGTGTCGGCAATAGACACATTGTTTAGGAAGCTTCATGTTCCCTGATGTTCCTTCTGGTATAGGATTATAGCACATTTCAGGAGGATTGTCAAGCTTTAATTCTCTTTTTAGTTTAGCGATCCTGTGTTTGATGTTTGGTTTATCCATTTCTTCTGGAATAAGTAGTGCCAGTTCTCCAGATTCTTTATTGATTGCTAAGAAACCACCACCTGTTGTTCCTTCACTTGCTTCATATCCAGAGAGTTGCGCCATGTAACCAAACGGATCATCTTCAGGTAGTGTTCCGTTTCTAAATTTCTGGAAAGCAAAACCTGAAGTGGACTTAACATCAATCACTTCTCCATCTATAATACAGTCCATATGTCCAGTAACACCTGAAACCTTAACTTCTTTTTGTTCGCCAGTTACTTTGTGTCCTGCTAAACGAACCAACATAAGCACTACCTCTTCTAAGATATGCCCATAAAGAAACTTAATCTGTGTTGAGGGTTTCATAGGTAATGGCTCATCTTCTGATTTAAAATCGTACCAGAGTTGACGATTAGGTTTACCTACATTAGACATTCTTAAAGTTTCTTTCTTTCTTTCGTATGGTTTTGACCATTCAATAAGAATATTCTTCATGGCATTGCCAAATTCTTCAGCGTCTTGTTCTGATATGTCTAGTGCTTTGCCGTTACTAAGCCCATCAAGTTCTTTGTAGATGTCTTCTATTAATGTATTTAATTTTTTCATAATGTTACTGGTAGCCCTTCTATAATTTCTTGAGCAGTATTTCTATCTGTTTTAAACCATTCTCCGTTATGTTCTTTAACAATCTTTTTAAGTTTTCTCATAACTTTTGTTTCTGCTTTTCTTCTGTCTTTAAATTTTCTTGCGTATAATAAACGATAGTCTCTATGTGGACTGCTTGTTTGATAACCATTACATCTATCTTCTGCATCGACAGCCATACCAATCTTTAACCAACCATCAAAAGAAGGATTAGCTATTATATATACATAACCTTCAGGTGTTTTTTCATATCCTTTTAAAGCTGAGAAAGCAGCGCCTTCAAATGTTTTATATCTTCCTGCTTTGTGTAAAGGATGAGACTTAGGTATGTATTTCCCATTAACAAACATTCGTGTATTGTTTTTCTTTTCGTGAGAAGCTACTCTTCTTCTTCCGTCTGCTTGTCCAACGTACCACCATTCACCATCTTCAAATCTTATGTTTTTTGTTTTAGTGTGTTTCACTCCAGTTATCTCCTATTTTATATTCGGCATCTAAAGGACACCTCATGTTATAATAATCTCCTGCATCTTTGATTGCTTGGACTGCAAGAGAACCAAAATCTTTAGTGTGGTCTTTATTTACTTCGACTTGCCACTCGTCATGTATGTTAGCAACAAACTTATAATCTAATTTGTTTGCTTTAGCTTTTTTATCTAGCATAATTAATGCGCGTTTCATTACGATAGCACCACCACCTTGAAGTAAACTATTCAAAGAAGCGTGTGTGTTTCTTATATGTATGCGCCTTCCATCAATTCCTTTTAAGTATCCTTTTGTTGATGCTTTCGTAACCCTATCTCGAAGAGTCTTAAATGTTGGCTGATTAGCAAAGAAGCGTTCTCTAAGTCTTGCTCCAGAATCTTTGCTTCCTCCAACCACTTGTCCAAGCTTTGTATCTCCTGCTCCGTACAAGAGTGCATAGATGAAAGTCTTTGCCTGATTTCTTGATTTAAGTCCTGCAATTTTTTGATTGCGGGAGTGTATGTCGCCATGTATAATTTCATTTGTAAATTCCTCGTCTTTCATATAATGTGCTAACATTCGTAGCTCCAAACCTGAAGCGTCAATGCCTACTAATTTATGTCCTCTTGGTACAGTCCAACACTCTCTACACTCTATACCATAAGGAGTTTTAATTGATGGTACTTGAGCCATATTAGGATTCCTATGTGTCATTCGACCAGTAATTGTGCCGTTAGGTATAACAAACCCATGTACTCTTCCATCATCTTCAACAAACTTTACCCAAGACTCTATCTGTGCAATTCTTTTTTGCAGAAGTAAGTACTCTGCTATAAGTTGAGCTTCAGGTATGTTCGTTATTTTATTTAGAACTTTCTCGTCAACGATAGGTTGACCAGTCGCTGTAAATTTCTTAGGTTTCCAACCAAAGTCTTGTAAGTATTCTCCGATCTGTTTCCTTGAGCCTAAATTAAAATCTTGTAGCTCTTGTCTCATAAAAGGTTCGTACTTTTTTGATTCAATAAGTTGTTCGTATTCTTTTACTCTTAGTCCTGACTTAGATAATGTTCCGTCTTTCTTTAATTTAGGTACTACTTCTTTAATGTCAACCCATCTTGGTTTAAATACTTTGTGAACTTCTTCTTCGACTTCACTCATTCTTTTGTAAAGACTAGCAAGAAGTTTCTCTGCCTTTGGTTGATCAAACTCAAAACCATTTTGCTCTTGTTCTTTTAATATCAAACTAGAACCTTGCTCTAACTGAACACTCTCTTTAGAGAAACCCTTAGACTCTTGAACAAGTCTGTGGTAAACCTGTGTGTTAAGTTGAACATCTCTAACACAGTATTGCATCATCTCCTTAGAATAACATGAGTAATCTTCAAAGTCAATCTTATTATAATTAAGTTTATATCCCCACATTTCTAAACTATGCCCACCTTCTCTGACTGGATTAAACAACCTAGATAAAACTAGAGTATCTACAAGCTTCTTGTTCGCTAGATCAACACCAGTTAGTTTCTTTATAGAAGGAATGTCAAATCCTATGATGTTGTGTCCTATAAGTTTATCTGCTGACTTCAATAACTCAAGCCCTGACTCTATTTGGTGAGGAGCAAACCGATAGATTTCGTTAGAATCAAGGTCTTGAGCTACGATACACCACAGTTTTGTGGCTTTCAAATCGTCTGTTTCTATGTCAAATACTAAACTAAGCATAGTCATCAAACTCTATGTCGTTGTTATCATCTTCATAATCTTCAGAAGGTATTTCGTTTAACCTTCCAGTTTCTCTGTCGTAAAGTAATCTACTAGCCAAACCTACATCTCCAGTGTATCTTGACTTTAATACTCTCAACTGTGTTGTGTTTGATTCGTTGGGATCATCGGATTGTTGGTTTCTCTCCAAGGCTATGACGCAATCGGATAATTGCGCTATGCTTTGCGAACCTCTCAAGTGACTTAGGTTCACTTGTATTCCGTTCTCGTGTCCTTTGTTACCATCAACTCTTCTCAAGTGAGACACCAACACTAAACCTGCGCCTGTTTCTTCTACGATAGATCTTAACCTAGTCATTATAGAATCAATAGCTCTTCGTTCATCTCCGTCATGGACTGCGCTAACCAACATATGAAGATGATCAACCACTACCCACTTACATCCGCAACCTACAATCATGTATCTTAACTTAGAGAAGATCTCGTCAATAGAGTTAGTGCCAAAGTGCGCATGAATCCATACACGATTCTCATTCTCTCCGTTATAGAGTATGTCAAAGTACTTATCAATCTCTTCTTGTGAAAACTTCTCTAGTTCTTGGTCGATATACAATCTAGCATTCGCCTCTATAGATAAGATACCGCTTATTGTTCTGTTAGGATCTTCCTCTAGTGCAATGATACCTACATTATCGTCTGTCTCTTTTATTAGCCAGTGTTCTAGTTCTCTAGTTACACTTGATTTACCCAAACCAGTTCCACCTGTAAAGGTGACAAGTTCTCCTTGTCTCAAGCCATAGAGTTTCTTGTTCAAACCTTTAAAAGGATAAGGAACACTTTTCTTTTTCTCGCGATTAAGAAACTTCAGTTTATAATCTGATACATTAATAACACCAGCAGGTGTATAAGTCTTAGCTGACCACCATGCTTGACTAAAAGCATTTGCTTTGTTTGCAACTAACATCTCATTAGGATCGTTGAACTGTTCTGGTAATGTCATTATCCTAGCTTTGCTTGGAGTAAACAGCCTAGCTACTTTTTGTGACGCTTGTTTACCTGCTTTGTCATTATCAAAACAAATGACAATGTTATCAAAGGATTCTAAAAACTCTAGGCTTTCTTTGACATCTTTGACTGCGCCTGAAGCACCTCGTTTAATAGACACGACTGCCCATTTAGAACCAAGCATTTCGTAACCTGCCATAGCATCACACTCTCCTTCAACAAGTGTAATGTACTTACCACCTTTACTAAACAATTGCTCTCCGAAAAGTCCAGTATCTGAGAAAGAACCTGTGATGTTGAAGTTCTTTGAAACTCCGTCATGGCTTTTGTACCTTACTTTGGTAGCAACCATTTGATTACCTGAGTAGTAAGGGTATATGTGGTCGCCAGTATTCTCGACAACCTTTACTCCGTACTTCATGGCTGTTGCTTTAGATATTCTTCTGTCAGTTAAGTCTTTGAATATTCCGTTGGAAGGAACGCTTAACTTATTTCTGTGATCTTTTATTTTAGATACAGTAGGTGTTGTTGTTGTTCTCTCTAATCCTTGAGACTCACAAGCCTTGTCATAGTCATGGAAATGTTTGTCGCAACTAAAACAGTGCGCTGAACCATCTTTGTTCTTTGATACTGGATCTGATCCACCACACTCAGGACAAGGTAGTTTGTATTCATCCCAATTTGATCCTTCATGATCTGTCATCATTTGTTTTGCTCCTTCTCGTTATTAAAATCTGTGGTAGTTTTGTTATGCAGAGCTACCAAACTGCTAGATAAAGCGTTGTTCTTAGGATTTATACTTTAAATGCTATCCTCTTTTCCGCATACTTTATCTTTAATTAATCCTCTTCAGGAGGAAAATCGCCAGTCTCTTCGATGTCAACATCTTCTTCGCTATCGTCTGAGCTTGTTTCTTCAGAAGAACCTTCGTTGTTCACAATATCTACAATCCGACCAGAAAAGAAATTGATACCTGCTTGTAGTTCTTCTAAGTCTAGTACAAGGTTCGCTTTCTTTTGGTTGAGCCTTTGAAGTCTGCCAAATATTCCTTTAGCCTCGTCTGGTAGATCATCTACTGAGATTTGAACATCATCAATAGTGATGTAAGGCATATTCATTTCTTCTTCGTTATTCATTTTTATATCCTTTTATTATTATTATTATTATTAAAATTCTTCGCTGTCATCAAAGTCGCCACTAAGACCGTCATATTCAACAAGGTCAATGATTTTTACTTTGACTAGATCAAGTCCTTGAAAGCGACCAAACTGATTCTCAACTTCCCACTCTCTGTATTTAACTAATACTCTTGAGCCATTACCTACAGTTAGATCAACTTGCTCTCCATTAGAATCAAAGAGTTTTGGTTTAACATTAGGTGTTCCGTCTTTACGACTTACTTTTCTTTTAATCATAACGGCTCTACCTTCGTAAGCATTAGAAGTCTTTGGGCTTCCGTCTTTTTTCTTAGCTGTTCCGTTAATGGTAGGGAATCCGTCTGCTTCTAAAGCATCTGCTACTGCATCATCAACGACCAGTTCAATCTGATAAACTGGTTCAAAGGTAGTGCTAGGAACAGTAATGTTTGCCCAATAAGCAATTCCTTCTACTGTTTTAATACTGTTATCCATAATTATATATTTACCTCTCTCTTTTATTTGTTTTAAGTTATAATAGATTAAGCGACATTATACCACATCTTGATACAAATGTCAAGTCTTTTTTTAAAGGTGGGATAATAATAAAGGTATTGGTTTTTTGCGAATCATTAGAAAAACCAAAAAGAAAAACTAATCTGTTCAGGACAGCGCGGATCTTACCTCTATTTTGATGAGCAAAACTAAGAAAGAATGTAGCAAGATTCCGCAGATTCTTTGTTATTGTTCTTTTATTATTATCCATTTATTATTATAAGTCTTTATTAAGTTCTTGTCAAGTGTTAATTTTACTTTCTTTGTGTATAATCAAAGTGATAAACCTTTGGGTTATCTAAACCATTAACAATCTTTATTCTACCTAATCCATGCATCTTAAACTTAGCCTTATTAAGTAATTCATAATCATTATTATTATTTAGTCTAATAACTAAGGACATATCTTTAAACTGTCTTAGATAATCTCTAGCTGTTTCTATATCTTTTAAGTTTAGGTTTAGTCCAGTCCAATTATAATTATCATTCATTTGTTTTACTCCTTTGTGAAGTTAGAGGGTATCATAGTTTAGATCAAAAGTCAAGAACTTTTTAAAATTGTTTGTTGTTTATTTGCAACAACTATACTTAACTGTTGTTTATTTACAACAACACTTCCTTTAAATGAAATGCTTTTCTATCTTCTTTTTCTCTTTGGTTCTCTTTATAAACGAGTAAGAAATATTCTCCAGTCATTCCGTCTCGCACTACTTCTAACTTATAGTCCTCAAAAACCTTTATAAAATTATCGATAGCTTCTTGGTTCACTTGCTCTGCTCTCCTTCCCTATTAATAAGGGCTTTCATTCATTCTTGTTTCAAAAAGATGCTCTAATACTTCATCTCGTAGATCATCTTCATCTACTTCACTAAGTATAAACTTGGAAACTAAGTCGGTATCTAATTTGTTATCTATAATATACCTTTGAAGTTCCCAAATACGCATCTCAGTTACTTCGCTTTCTACTCTCTCAATGATAGCGTCTTTTGACCAGTGGCTCATAGTTCTTCTCCATTATAAATTTCATCTACATAATCTGATATGCTGTCAGTAGAAAATCCTTTAGAAATCAATAAGTTATGTCGTCTTTCTAATTCATCTTCTAGGTCGTAGCTCATGCCATTCAGATAATATAAATAGTTCTCGTCTTGGTAATCGTTGTCGTTAAATTCGTAAGTCATCTTGTTGTGTCTCCTTATTTTCTAGTTGTAATTTTTTATAATTCATCAAAGTAATCCGTCAAAGCCATTTCAATAGCTGTTGCAGGTTTCAAATCTTTTGGAAAATAAAACTCTCTACAACCTTTTGGAAACTTCTTGCCTTTTACTTTTACAGTATAAGCAATGGTCTTTCCGTTTCTTTTTACTGTTCTTGATATTCTAACTCTCATCGCTAGATACCTCCTTATACTCAATTTCAAATAAGTCACAATACTCATCTAAACTTACATGAGCATTTACTTTGTAATATTCTTCATCAGAATATCCACTAATATTACAACTCTCTGCTTGTAAAAAATTCTTTAAGTCTTTTTTACTTTTGAATGTCCAACCTGTCCAGTCATCACCTTGTAAATCAATTATTTCAATCATCATTCTTCTCCTCTATTTCGATAAGTTTATAAATTCTCTCTAATTCTTCATCAGATAGATCAAGTTCATGTCCTATACCAGAACGGAGATGATGCCAAGCAGTATCCTCTAAAGCAATTCGAGCAACCTCTACAATGGTTATCAAGTCTTCGTAGTCTATTCCTTGTAGAAACTGCTTGGTTTTATCCTCCCAGTAGTGTTCTTTTGGTTCACTCATCAGACATCTCCTCTATTTCATACCTAACATTACTCCAAGCATCTTCAAACATTTCTTCTAAGCTGTAGACAGCAGACTCTAACCTACTCTGTGCCTTATATACATCGTTTATAAGATACTTTTGATCTTCTTCTGGTATGCCCACATCTTCTGCTAACATCCTTATCTCTGAAATGATATTAATAGGTGTGTCGTCATACTTAATCTGCTTTGTAATGTCTCTGGCTCTGCTTGTTGCTAAGTCCAGTTCCCATTCTCGATCTTGTATTTGTTTTAGTTTATCTTCTTTATTCATTATCGTAGTCCTCCTCTCTTTGCATCTCATCTAATCGATAAGACATTAGTTCTTTTTCAAGCTCGTCTTGATTGAGTCTATTAAATATTTCATCTTCAATAAACTTTTCACGATCCGCCTTAGTCCAGTCTAAACCTAAGTCATTCATTGTCTCCAGCATCTTCTCAGACTTTTGACGTGCTTGTAGTTTAATCAAAGCTATGTTTATTTTGTTATCTATTGTTTTATTCATTATCGAACTCCTTAACAGTTAATACAAAATCACCTATATAGATTTCATTTTTATCGCAATCGAACCAACATTCTTCTTTTATCTTTGAAAAGTCTGTTGGCTTGTATTGGGTATTCTTCATTAAGTTATCATAAACATCTGTTATAAATTCTTCTTTACTCATCATCATTCACCTCCTCTAAAATAAAACGATACTTCTCTACGTTATTTCCTATGATTGTTATTTGGTCTTGTAGATGTTCAATATCTTTTTGCAGTACATTCAAATCTAATTCACCATTCAGAATATCATCTTCATTTACTGCAACATCATCAAGCAAACAAGCTACAGATATGCTTGCTTCTTCAACTGCTTTTATTAATTTACTCATTTATATTCTCCTAATAATTCGTCTGTTCTTTGTTGTATGAATTGCCAGCGTTCAATCTTGCTTTCATGTCTAAACTTACTTGAATCTTTGATAGCTTGTTTAAACGCTTTCAATCTTTTTTCTTTTTCTTTTGTTTGTTTTTTCATAATGTGTGTTTATCCTTTCATAGTTTCAGTTAATAGTCAATAGTTAATTTATAAGTCATTGATATATAAGCATATTTATTTTACTGTGCCTGTCAAAATCATATATAACTTGCGCATTATATCCTTATAACTTTTAGTTATATGTTGCCAGTATTCCTAAGATTGTTAAGACTACTGCAATTGCTATTACTATTATTAATGTTGTTTCAATCATTTTTATATTACCTCTAAATTTAATTTACATTTTTTGTTGTTTATTGAAGTGTATGTTATTTTTCCTACACCACCGCACTCTTTACAACCATGCTCTATCCAGTGTTCTCTATAATCATCGTCTATATATTCTTTATGACCACTACCAGAGCAAGTATTACATTCTTCTAGTTCTATTTCAATTATCATTTTTATTTACTCCTTTTTTTATTTCTTTGTTTGTTCCATTGTTTTACTTCCATTGCATACTCATTGTATTCTGTAGCTATGTCCTCGAAATCTTGTATATGACTCTCTAACTCTTGATATTCTTCCTTATTGCAATGTGGGCAAAGTGCCTGATTCGATAAACTAATCGCTTCCCTCTCTTCTTTACATAGAGAATAAAGACGGCTTCCTAGTTGATGATAATACTTAACAAGAGCTTTAACATCTCTATCGTTTAGAGTCTCATCAAAACTTTTTATCCTGTCATCAATTGAAAGTTTCCATAGCTTAATAAAATCTTGACGGCTGAAGTTTTGCCACTCTTTATTATTTATTGTTGTTTTAATCATTTATATTTACTCCTCTTTAATTAAAATTGTTTTGTTGCTTCATTATAACCAATTATAAAACCAATCATTTTGTTTTTATCGTTGAAAGTCTTGATATTGGTCTGGCTTCCGTTTTTTAATCTAGCTTTAATACTTGCCCCGTAATAACTACAATTATTAATGGATATACTTTCTATATCTTCAGGCTTATACTGATTAAAACCATTTGTTTTAATATGCTTTGTAAAATCCCAGCATTGATAAGCATTATAGTATTTATTATTCCCTCTTAATATCATATTAACATTTTGTTTATTTCTTTTAAATAATAGATCATTTCTAAGTTGTATTTCTTCACTTGTAAAATGCTCACAATTATTTGCTTTTCTTTGTAGTTCTTCTAGTTTTTTAATTTCTTTTTGATTCATTTTTATTATGCTCCTTTTATTTTTGATTAAGTTATATGAGCCTTTTTAAATCATACTCAGGATTATTGGATCGTGTTTTTTTAGATCCATTTTTTTTCATTGAATCAAGCCTTCTTCTTGTCTGATTATTTCGTCTTGCACTACTTCGGCAACTATGTCGATGTGATCCGTGCCTTCTGGTAGCTCTTGAGCTTTGATTTCAACTAATCTATCGAACCTTGCTTGTTCTAGTTCTCTAAGCTCCTCTTTTTTCTTTTCGATTATGTTTATTTCGATTTCTTCTATTTCTTTGTGCATTTTATGCTCCTTTATTTTTGCCCAGATCTTGAGGTGTCTGGGCTTGACCTTTGTTAATTAGTCGTAATCTATTGTATGGTCGTAAACTGTTGACCCAGTTCTCATCGTGGATATATACTCTTTGTCTTTTAAGTCACCTTTGTAGATGTCAAAAATAAGCTCATATTTACCGATGTAATTTCCGCACCTTGTGTAGACTTTCCAGATATAGTCCTTCGCATCTGTTTCAGTCTCAAATCGCTCTGGTCGTCTGTTGGCTGTCTTAGTGCCGTCTTTTAACCATATGAAGTAAGGATGCTTTTTTACTGTCTTATTTGTCCGTTTAGTATTCATGGGCTTTTTTGCTCCTTTTATTTGTTGTTGCTTTGTTAAGTCCATGTACCCACTATGACAGCTCATCTGGATAATGCAAGGTTTATTTTAAATTAATTTTGTGGAGTTCTTGTCAAGTTTGGTTAAAACCTTGTAAAGCCTTGTATAGTAAGGCTTTCAGAGGTGCATGATCTATAACTTGATAGACTTCATAAGGACTTGATAAGACTCATATACTAGTTATGTTGGTAATCTCCGCTAGATTATATTACCTTATAACATCTGGTTATATCTATATAACTTAATAAGGCTTACTAAGTCTTAGTGTGGATATCTTGTGGATAACTTTACAAGCTCTTATCAAGTCTTTACAAGTGTTGATATCCTGTGGATAACTTTACTTTGAATCTTGTCAAGTCTTGTTGAGTGTGGATATCTTGTGGATAACTTCAAGGGGATGGGCAGTGTGCCATAGGGGGTGCGGGGTATATAATATAGTTATTATACATTTTTAGTAAAATTAGGATATATACTAGAAAAGGGCGCTGTCTGACTTATTAAGACTTAACACAACTTTGCGCGCACTTAACAAGGGTTTATTGAGGCTTGAGATATAGGTATCAACCCTGCCCTGACTTAATATATATTATACATACAAATATTCATTTTGTCAAGTACTTTTTTTTAAAAATATAACTTGACAAACCTGTAAACTAGTCCTATAATAGATAAACATAATGGTAAACACATACTTACAAGAGAATAAGAGATCTAAAACCCTTACTGAGAAACAACAAAAGTTCTTAGACTGTCTGATAGATACTAATGGTAATCCGAAAGAAGCAGCTAAACTAGCTGGATACACAGGTAATCATTATCAAGTAGTTAGAGCTTTAAAAGATGAAATCATAGACTTAGCTACAGATGTACTAGCACATAGCGCACCTGAGGCTGCCTTTAAGTTAGTCGATATAATGCAAACAGATAGACCTATTCCGCAAATATCTAACAAACTACAAGCAGCACAGACAATCCTAGATCGTGTAGGTGTTACTAAAAAGGAACGATTAGAAGTTAATCACAACAATACCGGAGGTGTGTTCATTCTACCAGCTAAAAATATAATAGAAGGAGAAACAACAACTCTACAAGAAGAAGAAGAAGAAGATAATGAACAACGAAGAATTAAATAGCGACAACCAAGCATTCATAGCTTTCTGTCATTGGTTATATGACGAAAACTGTCACGAGCGTATTGAACACGGACAAAAGCCTTATAAACATTTTCAAGTATATTACACGACACATCTAAAATGGTTAAAAAAAACATACAAAGAAAGAGATGAAAGTACGCAATAAAGAATATCAATCACTAGGCTTACGAGAGCTAGAGAAACTAACATTTGATTATCCTAACGATGCCCAACTAGGAGAAAAGATTCGTGAAATAGTACATGAGTCTCGTAAAACCATACCAAGTAAACGACAAAGTGTTTATCTAACATAATGCCACCACCGCCAACTAAATTCAAACCCACCGAGAAAAACTACGATAGACGTACTGGTAGATACACAACAACTTATCATTACATGAAAGCTACATCAAAGAAAGACTTATTTGATTATCTTAATTCTAGCAATGCTACACCAAAGAAAAAACACAAGGTTTTAAAAGAACTACAACGAAGAGGAATAAAAGTAAAATGGACCTAGATTTTGAAAAGATGAATATGCAGATACATAACCTACCAGCAATGGTTATGTTAGAATGTCAATTACCTGAGAAATTAGTTAATGATTTAAACGAATATTTAGATGAGTACAAAGACACAGCCGAAAAGAAATCACTAGCAGGTACATTGGTCGGACAAATACACAGAGGCGAACAACTCTTAATGGACCACACACACGAAAAGCTAGAAGATTACTATAAGTTTTTAACAGCTATGGGAGTAACTTATCTTCATGCGTTTGGTAATGTTACTGGTATTCGCCACGAAAATAGAATCATAGATATAGATGAACTGTGGTCAGTACATAGTTTTGAAGGTGATTACAACCCAATACACGATCACGGTACTAAAACAATCATGGGCATATCTAGTACTTGTTGGACTATGGTTCCCGAACAAATAGGAAAGCTAGGTGAAATAGGAACAGGAAAGGCAGAGAACTATAGTCTTTATAATGATTCAGGTGCTTGTGACGGCTTTATAGCATTTCAATATGGTCGTAACGAGATTATGAATGCAGAAAGATTAAGACCGCCACAATCAATATGTTTACAACCTAAAGTCGGCAGACAATTAATGTTTCCTTCGTGGGCGCAACACATGGTCTATCCGTTCTTTGGGGAAGGAGAAAGGCGAACTGTCGCAGCAAACTTGAATTGCTGGGATCAAAATCAACAAAAACAAAAGGAAGAAAAATAAAATGCTAACAGTAGGTGATATATTCCCTGACTTTCATCTTGATGGAGTCAACGAGAATAACGAAATGATAAAATATAATTTCTCAGACTTAAACAAATGGTCTGTTATATACTTTTATCCTAAAGACTTTACATTTATATGTCCAACTGAGATCGCAGAGATGGATCGATTAGTTGACGAGGATGTATTTATTATGGGTGTAAGTGGCGATAACGAGTTCTGTAAACTCAACTGGAAACAAAGTAATTCACTTATAAGCGATATTAGGCATCCGTTGATAGCAGATTGTGGTCTTTCACTATCTGAAGACTTAGGTATAATCTCTTTTGAAGAAGGTGTTTGTTTACGCGCAACATTCATTATAGATCCAGAACAAGTAATACAACACGTATCAGTCAATGCTTTGGATACTGGTCGTAACGTAGACGAGATTATTCGTACACTTAAAGCTTTACAAGCTGGAGGACTAACAGGATGCTCTTGGCAAGAAGGAGATGAGTTTGTTGCTTAATAACATAAAGTATATAATACCTGTAGCAGTGTTATGTTCTACTGGTTGTAGTTCAATAATAAATACAGAAGAACCAAAGAGCGTAAGATCACAGGCACAATGGTATTGTCTTAACAGAGTTTTTGATTACGAAACTAATTGTAATTGTGATTTATATCCTAGAGGTGTTACAAAAGAAAGATATTGTGATACTTGGGCAAATTTAACAGCACAAGGACATAACGTGGAATTAGAGATTCCAGCAAGATAGATTTATTGGATATAAGATATAAATTAATTTTATTTATCTTTTTCTATTATCTTACTATATTAATAAAGGATATTAGAAATTGGTATGTATTTAACCACTAAACTTGGAGAAATAAAAAAATGGAAGAAGTAAAAAGAAACTATTGGTATTTAGGTATAAACGAAGAGTTTATGAATAGGTTTCTAGGTATTGAAACTACTAAGGTTCGAGCTAGAAATGCAAAAGGACATTTTGTAAAAGATGATCCCAAAACAAAAAAGAACGAAGCCTATAAAACCGTAAGAAAACCAACTAGAAAAGTTAAAGCAAAAAAAGCTAAATGACAAAGATTTGGCGCAAACAAGAGTGGGAGCGACAATTAGAAGAGAATCCTGATGAATGTATTAGGATCTCTCCTGATTTAGTAATCAATAAAAGCAATAAACAAAAAGATAAAGATGAACAACAACGAAAACGAAAAGAGCTTACTACAAAAGACGATTGATTTAAAAAGACGAACAAGTTCTACTATTCCTTTTGGTTATAAACTATCTTCTAAAGATTCTAAATATATGGAACCTATCGAAGATGAGTTAGAAGCACTCGAAGCTGTCGAAGGAATGATTATTAACGAAGAAATATCACTACGAGATGGTTGTTATTGGTTAGAGAATCATACAGGTCGTAGTATAACACCTATGGGTTTAAAGAAAATTATAGATAAAAAGTATGGCACAAGAAACGAAAGATTGGGATTTACATCCTGAGAAATATCTAACTGAAGAAGATGGAGTTACTTTTAAATTAACTAAAGCAGGATTGCCACGTAAGAAAGGCGGTAGACCTAAAGGTAAAACATCTAATTATAATTATTCGTCATCTACTAAAGCTAAGATGAATGCTAGACGTTCTGTTAGTAAAAAGAAAAAAAGAATTAAACAACTTCAGAATCAGATAAAATCACACAAGACTCACTTAAAAAAACAAAAAGAAGTTTTAAATAAACTCGATAATAAAACAGACAATCAAGTTGTACTTGACACGGATTTAGAAGCCCTTAACCCAAGTACACAAGCACACATTCAACACAATCCCGAAGAATCCGTAGTCTTTCATCCTAATGACGGACCACAGACTGAGTTCCTTGCAGCCGGAGAAAAAGATGTACTCTACGGTGGTGCAGCAGGTGGTGGTAAGTCTTATGCTATGTTAGTTGATCCGTTACGATACGCTCATAAGGCTGCTCATCGTGCTTTGATTTTAAGAAGATCTATGCCTGAGTTAAGAGAATTGATTGATAAATCTCGTGAACTTTATCCTAAAGCATTTCCGGGCTGTAAGTTTCGTGAAGTTGAAAAGCTATGGAACTTTCCAAGCGGTGCTAAGATAGAGTTTGGATTCCTAGAAAAAGACGCAGATGTTTATCGCTATCAAGGACAAGCATACAGTTGGATAGGCTTTGATGAAATAACTCATTTACCTACAGAGTTCGGTTGGAACTATCTTGCTTCAAGGTTAAGAACAACAGATCCTGAAATAGAAACTTATCTTCGCTGTACTGCAAACCCCGGTGGTGTTGGCGCACATTGGGTTAAAAAAAGATATGTAGAGGTAGCAGAACCTAATAAATCTTTTATAGGAAAAGACGGACTATCTCGTAAATTTATACCAGCAAAGCTAGATGATAATCCTTATCTTGCTAAAGACGGAAGATACGAGCAAATGCTTAAAGCACTTCCGCCTATACAGCGAAGACAACTTCTTGAGGGTAATTGGGATGTAGCTGAAGGCGCTGCCTTTGTTGAATTTGATCCAACCGTTCACGTAATCCCTCCTTTTATTCTTCCTGTAGTGTGGGAAAGAGTTAAAGGAATAGATTATGGGTACTCATCTGAGAGTTGTTGCCTATGGGGAGCAGTAGATAGAGCAGACGGAACTTTAATAATTTATAGAGAATTATACAAAAAAAACTTGACAGGTCTTGATTTAGGTCGTATAATAACAGAAATGGAAGTAGAAGATCCGTTTTCTGTCCAAGGAGTATTAGATACTGCAGCTTGGGCAAGAACAGGAACAACTGGACCTACTGTTGGAGAGACACTACAACAACTAGGTCACAAGCTCAGAAGAGCAGATAAAAATAGAATACAAGGTAAAATCCAAATTCACGAGTACTTGAAAGTTCAGAATAATGGGAATCGACCTAAACTACAAATATTTAATACTTGTCCTAATTTGATTCGAGAACTACAAAGCATTCCATTGAGTAAGACTAAACCTGAAGACGTAGACACGAATGCATCAGATCATGCATACGATGCGCTACGTTATTTAATAATGAGTAGACCGCGCATAAACGATCCAATACAGCGCATAAGAGAATTAAAAAAGGAATCAATATATAATCCATCAGATCCAGATTTCGGATATTAAAACAACATGGCAGATAACGAAAATACATTTATAGATAACTCAGATAATCTTTTCTTTGAAGATATTGAAGGAGAAGAAGGAAAGAAGTTAGTATTAGGAGAGGACCAACAACTTAATTTAGTAGGAATTATACAAGGTCGTTTTTCAGATGCAGAAACTTCAAGGATTCCTCACGAAGGTAGATGGCTTAAAGCTTACAGAAATTATAGAGGCTTATACGATAAAAGTATAAAATTCAGAGAATCTGAAAAATCTAAAGTCTTTGTAAAAATTACTAAAACTAAAGTATTAGCATCTTTTGGACAATTAGTAGATGTAATCTTTGGTACAGGTAAGTTTCCAATTGGTGTTCGAGAAACTAAAATGCCAGAAGGTGTTGCTGAGTTTGCACACCTAGACACACAGAATCCAACTCCTAGTATTGAAACAAGTGTACCAGATCAAGAAGAAATAGAAATTGAAAATCCTTTTGATGTAGGATACGAAGGAGATGGTAAAACTTTAAAAGCTGGCGCAACTTTCAGCAACGGAAAGTTTTTATTAGAAGAAGAAGCTAGTGAAGTTCTTAGTGCTGGTACTAGCCCAATGCCTCAAGAGATTGAAATTAAACCTGCGCAGATGGCAGCAAGACGCATGGAAAAGTTAATACATGATCAAATCGAAGAATCTAAGGGATCTTCTGAAATAAGAAACGCTTTGCTTGAATCTGCACTACTCGGAACAGGAGTTGTTAAAGGTCCTTTTAATTTTAATAAAACTCTTAGTCGTTGGGATGAAGGAGAAGACGGTGAAAGAACTTATGCTCCTGTAGATGTTAGAGTACCTAGAATTGAGTTTGTAAGTTGCTGGGATTTTTTCCCTGATCCTGCAGCAACAAATATAGAAGAGTGTGAGTACGTCTTTCATAGACATAAATTAAACAAAAGCCAACTAAGAGCTTTACGTAAAATGCCTTACTTTGATAGTGATGCTATACGAGAATGTTTAATGATGGGAGCTAACTACGAAGATAAGTATTATGATATACAATTAAAAGACGATGAAAATAATTCTTCAAGAAACGCAGAAAAATATGAAGTATTAGAATATTGGGGAATAATGGATGCTGAATATCTACGACAAGCAGAAGTAGATGTTCCAGATAGTATAGATGATTTAGATGAGGTTCAAGTTAATGCTTGGATATGTAACGGTAAACTTCTTCGTATAGTTATAAATCCTTTTACTCCGCATAGATTACCTTACCATTCGTTTCCGTATGAGCGTAATCCTTACAGTTTCTTTGGTATAGGTGTAGCTGAGAATATGGATGATGCGCAACAGATAATGAACGGTCATGCTCGTATGGCTATAGATAATCTTGCATTAGCTGGCTCTTTAGTATTTGACGTAGATGAGTCAGCACTTGTAGGTGGTCAGTCAATGGAAATATATCCGGGCAAGATTTTTAGAAGACAAGCTGGGATGCCCGGTCAAGCAGTACATGGTTTGAAGTTTCCTAATACTTCACAAGAGAATATGATGATGTTTGATAAGTTTAGACAACTTGCAGACGAACAAACAGGGATACCTAGTTACTCACACGGACAAACAGGTGTGCAAAGTATGACAAGAACAGCTTCTGGTATGTCAATGCTACTAGGTGCAGCAAGTTTAAATATTAAAACTGTTGTAAAGAATTTAGATGATTTTCTACTGAAGCCTTTAGGTGAAGCATACTTCCAATGGAATATGCAATTCATGGAAGGTAAGCTAGGAATCGAGGGAGATTTAGAAGTAAACGCTATGGGAACAAATAGCTTGATGCAGAAAGAAGTACGAAGTCAGAGACTTACTACATTCTTACAAACTGCTCAAAGTCCTGCTATTGCTCCTTTTGTTAAGATTTCTAAATTAGTAAGTGAACTAGCCTATAGTTTGGATCTTGATCCCGATGAAATACTCAATGATCCAGAGGAAGCAGCTATTATGGCACAAATAATAGGAATGCAACAAAATGTTGGACAAGGAACTGGCAACGAAGCTTCTCCCACTGGTGAACAACCGAATAACATGGGAGGCGCTGAAGGAACACCTGAACAACCGCAAGAACTTGGAGCTACAGGCACTGGCGGTGGCAACATCGGAATCGGAAATGTACCGCAAGCAGGGGAAGATAGCTTCTCTGGCACTGTTGGAACAGCTTAAAGATCAAGTAGACGAGGCACTTAATAGAGGAGAAGAGAATGCCTAAACTAGACGGAAAAGAATATGAATATACCGAAGAGGGTATAGAACAGTACGAAGAAGATAAAATGAAAGATCAAATGAATGATCTTATTCCTATGGAAGAAGAACAAGAAATGGTTCCAGACGAACAAATGGAAGACGAATATACAGATTTTATAATTGGTGAGTCTTTGACTCCCGAAGACGAAGAATATTTGCTGACTGCACTTGAACAAGATGATCGACTAAGTATGATCTTCGACCAAGTAGTAGAAACAGCATCCGAATTTTCAGGCTCTGGTCCTGTCGAAGGACCGGGGAGTGAGATGTCCGATTCGATACCTGCAAGGTTATCGGATGGGGAATTTGTTATGACAGCAAAAGCAGCTAATAAGATTGGTCCTGATACCCTTCAAGGCATGATGGAACAAGCTGAAATAGAAGCTGATATAGATGATGTCAAACGACAAATAAAACAAGCTGGTGGATCTGTTGAAATAGAGGAAGAAGAACAAAGAAAAAAAGAAATAGTTGATTCTACTTTATCTGGAAACAAAAGCGTGGTAATACCCGAATCTGTTACAGATAAAAAAATAAAAGAATCTATGCTTTTTTTGAATCCTAGAAACAGTCTATTCGCTAGTTAATAATCGTAGAGCCACCTGTTCTAGTCAAACAGCCCTCTACATAATAACTTTAAAAAAGTAAAAATACCTTTTGATGCCACCTTACTTAGGCAAGCACTTATAAAGAAGACGTTCTTGGAATAAGCCACCTTCGGTATAGTAAGCACAAAGGAAGGAGAGTAAAATGACTGAAAATGAAAATGTAGCTTCTACAGAAGAAGCACAAAACGAACCAGTACCTAATCCGTACAACGCGAGAAAATCGTGGCATACGGAAGATGTTATGCCTAAAGAAGGTTTGACTGCTGAAAGTTTATTTGTTGCACCTCAAGAAACTAAACAAGTTGAAGAAGGCGACCAACAAGTAGAAGAACAAGAACCAGCAGAAAAAGTTAAACCTTATTCACAGCCTAACTATAAAAAAAGGTACGATGACTTGAAAAAGCATTACGATAATAAGCTTAACGAGTTCAGAGCAAGAGAGCAAGAACTCATAAATGAAGCAACTGCTTCACGACCTGAGTACCAAGCTCCTAAAACTGTTGAAGAACTTGAACAATTTAAAGCACAATATCCTGATGTCTATGATGTGGTTGAAACTGTTTCACACTTACAAAGTGAAGCCAAAGTCGAAGAATTAAATTCTAAGATTGCGTCTTTACAAGAAAGAGAATCAGCAGCCTTGCGAAAAGAAGCAGAAGCAGAATTGCTTAATGCGCATCCTGATTTTGTAGATATTCGAGAGAGTGATGAATTTCATCAGTGGGCAGAATCTCAACCAGAAGATATTCAAGCATGGGTTTATAATAATCCTAATAATGTTCGTTTAGCAAGTCGAGCAATTGACTTATTCAAACAAGATATGGGATTAGCTTCTAATAAGAAGAAACAGACTTCTAATAAGTCTAACAGGAGTTCAAGCTCAAAGGCTGCGGACATGGTATCTACAAAGACTACAACGATAGATGCTACGTCTGAGCCTAAAATTTGGACCCAAGAGGAGATCGCAGCACTCCCTATGGATGAGTTTGATCGGCTCGAATCAGAGATCGATAAAGCTCTTGAAGAAGGAAGAGTGCGTGATTAAAAAGTAACTATTAACATTTAAAGGTGACTTAAAATGGCTTATAATCAATCTGATGCTCTATTTGAGCAATCGACTGATACTAATGGTAACTTTGGTAACTCCCAAACTGGACAAACTAATGCATTCTTCATGCCCAAGGTTTATTCCAAGAAGGTACTTAACTTTTTTAGAAAAGCCTCGGTAGCTGAAGCAATCACTAACACCGATTATTCTGGTGATATATCCGCTTTCGGAGATACTGTACGTATCGTTAAAGAACCTACGATTACTGTTTATCAGTATGAAAGAGGTGCTGACGTTACTCAGACCAAACTTACTGACGTTGAAGAAACCCTTACTGTTGATGTAGCAAACGCTTTCAAATTCAAAGTAGATGACATTGAGAAATCTATGTCTCACGTAAACTGGAAAGAGGTCGCATCCTCTTCTGCAGCTTACGCTCTAAAAGATGCTTTTGACGAAGGTGTTATCGCTGAAATGTTCTCGGGTGCTTCTACATCTTCACCTGACCATGTAATCGGTTCCGACAGTTCAACTGCTGATTCTAGTATGACTCACGCAACTAACTCTGTTGACCTACTTGGTTCAGATGGAACTGGTGTAGATCCCTTAGATCTTATGGCTAGAATGGCTAGATTGCTAGATGACCAAAATATTCCTGAAGAAGGAAGATGGTTTGTAGCACCTCCAACTTTTTATGAAGAGTTGTCAGGTTCTAGTTCAAAGCTAATGTCAGTTGACTACAACGCAGGTCAAGGCTCTTTAAGAAATGGCTTAGTATCAAGTGGAAAGTTACGTGGATTTGATATGTATAAATCTAATAATATTGCTAGTACGTCTAACGCTACTGGTAAAGTTATTTGTGGACATATTAGTTCTACAGCAACAGCACAAGCTATCACACAAACTGAGGTTCTTCGTGATCCCGATAGTTTTGGTGACATCGTTAGAGGTCTTCACGTCTATGGCGCTGATGTACTTCGTAGCGAAGCTTTAGTAGCAGCTTTCTATTTAATTGACTAATCGTTAATTAGAAGAAAACGAAAAGGTATGTGGGAAGAGAATTTTAGGTTCTTCTTCCCCATACTAGAAAAAAAAGGAAGAAAATGCCAGAGTTAGGAAACAACAAAAATCCTTTTATTTTAAAAAACAAAAAGAAAGGCAATAGAAAATTAATAAGTGCAGGTACTAGAATGACTGCACAAGAAAGAAAAACATACAATAAGAATTGGGATCGTATATTTAATAAATCCCAAAAGAATTATAACAGACAGAAAGGTTAAGGAGAAAACTATAGTGAAAATTAAAATAGCAGCTTTGACTATTTTTTTAGTAATAATATCCGGTTGTTCTATCGTTAAAGAAACAATAGATACTAATAAAAATGTAGAAACTATTGACGAAATAACTAACGAGTAATAGATAAATGGCAACAACATATTTACAATTAACTAATGAGTTATTAAGAGAATCAAACGAAATTGCTTTAACATCTGCTAATTTTGGAGATGCATTGGGAGTACAAGCACACGTTAAAGATTGTGTAAATAGAGCTTATAACGATATTGTAAGCGCAGAGCCTAGGTGGTCCTTTCTAGCTACAGGAGAAAGTGGAGCAACAGATCCTTTTTATGGTAATGTATATGTAGAGACTGTAGCAGGAACTCGTTGGTACGAATTAAAAGCGTCTTCAAGTTCTATTACCACAGATTATGGCGCAATAGATTGGAATGATTTTTATCTTACAACTATAGGTGTAAGTGGTGCTTCAACACCTTATACAAGTAGAAACTTATCTTTTTCAACAATAGAAGAATGGAAAGATCATTACAGAGAATCTGAAAACATAGATGATGCAGATACTCAAACTTGGGGAGAGCCTAAAGTAGTTATTAGAAGTCCTGACGGTAGAAAATTCGGAGTAAGCCCAATACCAGATAAAGTATACAGAGTATGGTTTTTTGCTTGGGATTTACCGACAGCATTAAGCGCACACGGAGATGCTATAGTATTTCCAGATATGTATAAATCAGTATTATTAGCAAGAGCTAGGTATTATATGCATCAATTTAAAGATAATCCACAGGCAGCAGCCTTTGCATTAGATGATTATAAGAAAGGATTAAGACAAATGCGGTCTAATCTTATGAGTCCTGCTCCTAAATATATGTCAACGGATCAGATATAATATGGCACAGTCACAACCTTTTGCAGTAGCTTGTCAAGGTGGTTTGAATGAAGTATCAAGCCAGTTTGAATTACTAAGAGTTCCGGGAGAAGCTACACAATTAAGAAACTTTGAAGTTTCTACAAAAGGCGGGTATAGACGTATTAATGGTTATACTCAGTTTGGAGATGGCACAAGACCAAATAGTAGTAACGCTATTAAAGGATTACAAGTCTATGCAGACGGTTTGATAGCTTGTTCAGGAACAAATATATATTTTAGTCAAGACGGAGACAGTTGGTTATTATTAAATAGGGCAAGTGTATCAGGAAGCGGAGATAACTATAGTACTTTTACAGGTAGAAGTACGTCAGCAAGAACTTCACAAGGTCAAGCATCTTTTGCAATATATGAAGGTGATACTGATTACGGAGAATTAATAGTAACTGATAGAGGTTCAGCAGTAAAACCTTTTTATTTTAAAATGACTGGTAGTGGAGATTTAGATACTAGAACATTTTATGCTAAAGAGATAACAGTTGATGGAAGCACTTATCCTAAGTATTGTGTAATACACGATAGACATTTAGTAGTAGGAGGTGCAGGTACAGCAGAAAATACTATATATTATAGTGGTACTGACGATATAGATGATTTTACAAGTACAGGTTCTGGAAGCATAAAGTTAGATGATCAAGTAGTAGGTTTAAAGTCTTTTCGTAATGATCTAATAATTTTCTGTAAGAACAGTATTTATAAATTAGTAAATATTAATAGTTCTTCTACTATAGCAGTAGAGCCTATTACAAAGAATATAGGCTGTATGGATGGAGATAGTATTCAAGAGATAGGTGGACAATTATTGTTTTTAGCTCCTGATGGTGTAAGAACAGTAGCAGGTACAGCCAGAATCGGTGACGTAGAGTTAGGATCTTTGAGTAGAAAGATACAACCAATTATAGGAGACATAGCATCTAATATTGGATCTTATATTATAAATAGCTGTGTAATTAGAAAGAAATCACAATATCGTTTATTTTATGGTTCTTCTGGGACTTCAACATCAGTTTCTAAAGGAATAATAGGAACATTAAGAACGACTGCAGAAGGTGGCTCAAGATTTGAATGGTCTGAAGTTATAGGAATACAAGCAAGTGCAGGTATAACTTCTGGATTTACAAACACTGGTGTAGAGAAATTTTATCATGGTGATTATGATGGTTACGTTTATAATCACGATACAGGAAATGATTTTAATCCAGCAGGAACATCAACAAACATAGCTGCAAAATACCAAACACCAAGTATGGATTTTGGAGACTTAGGAACACTAAAGACTTTAAAATATGTAAAATTATCAGTTAAGCCAGAAGGAGCAGTACAGCCTTCTCTAGGAATTGGATATGATTACGATGATAATTTTGTAGCACAACCAGTAGATTATGTATTAGATTCTATACCTCCTGCTGCAATTTTCGGATCAGGTGTATTTAATACTTCAACTTTTGGCGCTGCAGAAAATCCAATGGTTAGAAAAACAGTAGAAGGATCAGGAAGAACTGCTTATTTTAAAGTACATAGCGATGATAAAAATGGTCCTTATACAATAAATGGAATATATATAGATTACGTACCTTCAGGGAGAATATAAAAGATGGCACAAAGTTATACAAGACAAAGTAGTTTCAGTGATGGAGACACCATTACTGCTGCATTGTTTAACAATGAATACAATCAATTAGTCAACGCATTTACATACAGTTCAAGTAGTGCTAGTTCAACTGGTCACAGGCATGATGGCACAGCAGGACACGGCGGTAACATACATACTATAGGCGATTTAGACTTTTTAAATAAAATAGTAGCAGATAGTACAAACAATCGCTGGGGAATATTTGTAGAGGTATCTTCAGCAGCAGTAGAACAGATTAGAATACAAGACGGAGCTATTGTTCCAGTTACAGATAACGATATAGACTTAGGAACAAGCTCATTAGAATTTAAAGATGCATACTTTGATGGTACAATAACTACAGATTTATTAACAGTTTCAGGAACAACTAATCTTGACGGTGCTATTCAAGTAGATAATACTATAACTGTTGGTGTTGATGATACTGGATATGATGTTAAATTCTTCGGAGATACTGCAAGTGCATATATGTTGTGGGATACATCTGCTGATGATTTAGTCTTAGCAGGTTCTGCAGGTCTAGATGTCGCAGGAGATATAGATGTTGATGGAACAGCTAATTTAGATAATACAGATATAGACGGTACACTCGCTGTAGACGGTACAACTATTTCATTAGATGCCACTACTTCGTTAAACATAGATAACTCTAATACATCTAATGGTATTACTATTGGTACTGCAACTTCAGGTGTTCCAATTTCAATAGGTCATTCAACTTCTGAAGTAACAATAAACGATAATCTTACAGTTACAGGTACACTTACACTTGGTTCAGGCGCTGAATTAGCAGAAGCCGAACTAGAAATGCTAGATGGAATCACAGCAGGCACAGTAGCAGCTTCTAAAGCAGTTGTTGTAGATTCAAATAAAGATATAGGTTCTTTCAGAAATATTACACTTACAGGCGAACTTGACGCAGCTACATTAGATATAAGCGGTAACGCAGACATCGATGGTACTACAAACTTAGATGCAGTAGATATTGATGGTGCAACACAAATTGACGCTACTGTAACAGTTGGAGTAGACGATACAGGTTATGACGTTAAATTCTTTGGTGCTACTTCTGGAGCCTATATGCTCTGGGATGAATCCGCAGATGATTTAAAATTAGTAGGAGCAGCAGGATTAACTATTGCTGGTAACGCAGATATTGACGGAACCTTAGAAGCAGATGCATATACAGTAGACGGTACTGCATTAAATGAATATATAGCTGACACAGTTGGAGCAATGGTTAGCTCTAATACAGAAACAAATATTACTGTAACTTATGAAGACGGAGATAATACACTAGACTTTGTAATCGGTACACTTAACCAAGACACTACAGGAACTGCAGCAGTAGCAACAAGTGTTACAGCTTCAGCCAATAACAGCACAGACGAAACAGTTTATCCTACATTTGTCGATGGCGCTACAGGATCACAAGGAATTGAAACAGACACAGGCTTTACATATAATCCTAGTTCTGGATTATTAACTATAGCAGGTGAACTTGATGCAGGATCTCTTGATGTTTCTGGTAATGCTGATATAGATGGTACACTCGAAGCCGATGCAATTACGGTTGATGGTATAACTCTAGCTGAATATATTGCTGATACAGCAGGTGCAATGTTCTCAAGTAATACTGAAAGTGGTATTACAGTTACATACCAAGACGATGATAACACAGTAGATCTTTCAGTTGATGCAGCACAAACAGGAATTACTTCATTATTGGCTACAGATATTAAGATTGGTGAAGACGATCAAACTAAAATAGATTTCGAAACAGCAGACGAGATACATTTCTATGCAGCAAATGCAGAACAAGTGTATGTAGCTGATGGTATCTTTGGACCACAAACAGACAGCGATGTAGATTTAGGCTCTAGTGCTGTACGTTGGAAAGATGCTTATGTAGACTCTTTAACAACTACAGGTGCTTTATCTGTAGGTGGGAATCTTACAGTTAATGGTACGACTACTACAGTCAACAGTACTACAGTTACAATAGACGATCCAATCTTTACATTAGGTGGAGATTCAACTCCTAGCTCAGATGATAATAAAGATAGAGGTATAGAGTTTAAATGGCACAATGGAAGTGCTGCTAAAGTTGGATTCTTTGGATATGACGACAGTACTTCAGCATTTACATTTATTCCTGACGCTAGTAATTCTTCAGAAGTATTTAGTGGTACTGCAGGAGCAGCAACATTTGGCGCTATTACAGGAACCACAGGTACGTTTAGTGGAGTTGTTGATGCAGACGCAGGTATAACTGTTGATAACATTACAATTGATGGAACGGAAATAGACCTTAGTTCAGGCGATCTCACGCTAGATGTAGCAGGAGATATTATTCTTGATGCTGATGGTGGAGATATTATTTTAAGAGATGGTGGAACATCTTTTCTTACAGCAACGCATAGTTCAGGAGATGCTGTATTAACATCAAATGTAGACGATAAAGATATTATCTTTAAAGGCTATGATGGCGGGAGCTTAATAACTGCCCTTACTCTTGATATGTCAGATGCAGGTACAGCAACTTTTAATAGCAGCGTAACTGTTGGTGCTAATTTAGATGTATCAAGTGGAACCATCAAACTCGATGGTAATTATCCGACTGGCTCAAACAATGTGGCGCTTGGTAATACAGCATTAGACGATGGCTCACTGAGTGGTGGCAGTAACACAGCCATAGGTTCTGCTGCACTTACAGCTAATACTTCGGGAGCTTCAAATACAGCAATTGGTATGCAAGCACTGGATGCCAATACCACAGGTACTAACAACACTGGGCTTGGTGTAAACAGTTTAGGTGCAAATAGCACAGGTACACAGAATGTTGCGGTTGGTACTTCTGCTTTACTGGCAAACACCACAGCATCTAATAATGTAGCTGTCGGTTATCAGTCTTTGAAAGAGAATACAACAGGGAGCAACAATGTTGCTGTTGGTAAGCAAGCTGGAGAGCAAATAACAACAGGTAATTACAATACTGCAATAGGTTCTTTAGCGCTTGACGATGCTACAACCGCCTCAAACAACACAGCAGTTGGTTATAGTGCATTAACAGCAACCACCGCAGGAAACAACACTGCGGTTGGTTATTTAGCTTTAACAGCAAACACCACAGCTTCAAATAACACAGCAGTCGGTAGGTCTGCACTAGCAGCAAACACTACAGGCACAGACAATGTTTCTGTTGGTTCTCATTCACTAGACGCTAACACCACAGGCTCTGACAACACCGCTATCGGTGATAACGCTCTCGGAGCAAATACAACAGCAGACAACAATACTGCGGTGGGTTCAAGCGCTTTAGTTACTAATACCACAGGTACTTCAAACGTAGCCGTTGGTAAGGATGCTTTATCTACTAACACCACAGCTTCTAACAATACCGCAGTAGGTTTAAGTGCTTTAGCAGCCAATACCACAGGGGCTAACAACACTGCTGTTGGTAGAGAGTCTTTACTTGTTAATACCACAGGTACTTCAAACAGTGCTTTTGGTAGTACAGCTTTAGATGCAAACACTACAGGTGATTACAACACCGCTATTGGGCAGGCTACTTTAACAGCAGCCACCACAGCAGATAACAACACAGCCCTTGGATATGCGGCTTTAACAGCAGCCACCACAGGTGCTAGTAATACGGCTGTTGGTGCTTTTGCTTTAGACGCTAACACCACCGCAGATTACAACACAGCCGTTGGGCAAGCATCCTTAGGAGCAAACACCACAGGTGCTAATAATGTAGCCGTTGGCTATGCTGCACTAGACGCAAACACGACAGCAGATAATAACACAGCAGTAGGTCACAACAGTTTAAGCGCAAACACCACAGGTGCTTCTAATACAGCTTTAGGTAAAGGCTCTTTAGGTGCTAACACTACAGCATCTAACAACACAGCAGTAGGTTTTGGCGCTTTAAATTTAAACACCACAGGACACAGTAATACAGCCGTTGGCACTAATGCTTTGGATGCCGCAACAACTGCAAGTAGAAATACTGCTGTAGGCTACAATGCTCTTACTTCTAATACTTCTGGTGAATACAATACGGCAGTTGGTGAAACAGCAATGGATGAAAATACCACAGGAGAATATTCTGTTGCTGTAGGTAGAAACGCTTTAGGAGAGAACACTACAGGTAGCTATAACGTAGCTTTAGGCGCTATGGCTTTAGATGCTAATACAACGGATTCTTATAATATAGCTATTGGTTATGCAGCTTTAACAACAAGCGATGGCGGTGTTGGAAACACGGCAGTTGGTTATTCTGCTGCAACCTCTTTAAGTACTGGAGACTATAATGTTGCTATTGGTTATCAAGCCTTAGACTCTAATACAACTGCTTCAAATAACACAGCAGTTGGTACAAATTCTTTAGGAGCCAACACAACGGGTACTTCAAATGCTGCTATGGGAACATCTGCTATGGTTTCAAACACCACTGGTGGTTCTAATGTAGCAATAGGTCAAGACGCTTTATACAGCAATACCACCGCTTCAAACAACACAGCAGTTGGTAAAAGCGCTTTAGAGCAAAACACTACAGGCGCACAGAACGTAGCGGTGGGTGCGAATGCTTTAGACGCTAACACAACGGCAGCAAATAACACGGCAGTTGGCTACAATGCTTTGACAGGAAATACCACAGGAACGGCAAACGTAGCGGTGGGTACTGCAACTTTGGTAGCTAATACAGAAGCAAATAATAACACCGCAGTTGGGTATGCAGCTTTAAACGCAAACACCACAGGACACAGTAATACAGCCGTTGGTAAAGACGCAGGTATAGCAATTACTACTGGAGCCTATAATACCCTTATAGGTGCTTTGGCAGGTGACGAAATAACTACAGCCGATAGTAACACTTCTGTTGGCTACCGATCAATGGCATCTACAACGACAGGCACACAGAATACTGCATTGGGAGCAGATGCTTTTAGAGTTAATAGCACAGGCTCGTATAACACGGCAGTTGGTTATCAGGCTTTAGTAGCAAATACGACTGCAAATAATAACACTGCACTTGGTTATGGTGCTATGCAGTCAAACACGACAGGAGCAG